TGAATGTTATAAATAAACTCATTGAACATTCCACCGAATGTCTCCTTATTATGCTAAACGAACTTATCATTTTCTATTGAAGAGGAAAGCAAAATGGCATTAACTACTCCATCAATGTCACCTGCTGTTGTAGTACGCGAATTCGACCTAACTGGGGTAGCACCCAACGTCGAAACTTCGTTGTCTGCATTTGTTGGTGCATTTAAGTGGGGTCCAGTTGACGTTCCGACTCGTATTCAAAACGAGACAAGACTTGCCGAGACATTCGGTATTCCGGATGCTAGGCATGCGGTAGATTACTTCTCTTGTAATCAGTTCCTGCGTTATTCTGGTAACCTCATTGTAAGCAGACAGATTCCTACAGGTTCCGCTGTAGATTCTGACGATCTCCCATACAACTCTCAAGGATCTTTCACTGACTCTGATTCTCGACTTCTGGTCAAGAACGAAGAGCATTGGGAGAGTCAAGAGACTGCGATCACTACCAACTTCGTTGCGAAGTATCCTGGTGATCTGGGTAACTCACTCAAGATTCAATGGTTCGGTGTTGAGGATGGTGATTCAGAGAGTTCTTCATCTCATCTGAACAACTTCCTTAACTGGAACCAAAACCTTTTGTTCGACAATGTTCCTGGCACTTCTGATTGGGCTAAAAACCAACCAGGCAAGAACGAGAACGACGAAATCCACCTCGCAATCGTTGATTCCGATGGTCTGATTTCTGGGACGAAGGGTACTGTGCTTGAGACTTACGCATTCGTTTCTGTTGCGCCTGGTGCGAAGACAGTAGACGGAGGCGATAACTACATCAAGACAGTTATCAATAACTCATCTAACTACGTCTGGTTCAAAGACTGGAACGGTGATGTTTCCAAGGGTTCTAACTGGGGCACTAATCCCCCTTCAGACGGTACTGGTGTGAACTATGCTGACGGATTCTCTTGGTCAAACGACTCAGCAAGTGTTACTATGGCAGGTGGTAAAGACCACATTGCTCTTGACACTGGTGACTACATGCAGGCATTCGACGCATATGAAGATGTCGAAGAGATCGATATTCAGATCTTAATTGCTCCTGGCATGAACAGTGCTATCGATCAGATCACTGTAGTAAACGACTTGGCTGGTATTGCTGGTACGACTCGTAAAGATTGTATGGTTGTAGCATCACCTAACCGTGCTGCTGTTGTCAACCAAAACGATCCTGTGACGAATACTCTCAACACGACTAATCGTTTTAGTGCTTCTTCATACCTCGCAGTAGACAATAACTACCTGCGTGTTTATGACAAGTACAACGACAATTACATCTACATCCCTGCTGCATCTACCACTGCTGGTATCTTTGCCCTCACGGACTATAACTATGGTCCTTGGTGGTCTCCTGCTGGTGAACGACGTGGTGAGTATGCTGGTGTAACTAACTTGGCATACAGTCCTTCCAAGACTGAACGTGATGAACTGTACAAGAAAGGTGTAAACCCGATCGTACAATTCCCAGGACGTGGTACGATCCTGTTTGGTGACAAGACCAAACTTGCTCGACCTTCTGCGTTCGATCGTATCAACGTTCGACGTTTGTTCCTCGCAATCGAGAAGTCTATTGCAGAAGCTGCTCGTAACTTCCTGTTCGAATTCAACGATGAATTCACCCGATCAGAGTTTGTTGCGATTGTTGAACCTCTCTTACGAGAGATTCAGGCACGACGCGGTATTCAAGACTTCTTCGTACAATGTGACGAAAGAAACAATACTCCGGAAGTTATCGACCGCAACGAACTTGTTGCTTCGATCTTTGTCAAACCTGCTCGGTCTATCAACTTCATCACTCTTAACTTCATTGCGACTCGCACTGGAGCAGATTTTGAAGAGATCATTCAGAGCGGAATTCAATTCTAACTCGAACTCATCTAGGAGAATAAAATGGCAATTTTAAGAGTAGATGACTTCAGAGGCAAGATGACCGGAGGTGGTGCTCGCGCCAACCTGTTCGAAGTCAATGTAAACTATCCTGGTGCAGCCGGTGGAGATACCGAACTGACCAACTTCATGTGTAGGGCAGCACAGCTTCCTGGTTCACAGACTGGAGTTGTAGAAGTTCCCTTCCGCGGTCGTATCCTGAAGTTTCCTGGCGATCGAGTCTTTGAAGACTGGACCATGACCGTCTACAACGACACCAACTTCAACATTCGAAACTCTTTCGAACGTTGGTTCAATGCGATGAACACGCACTTGGGCAACATTGGTCTCGTTATGGATAACGCTGGTTATGGAACGTACCTAGCAGATATCGAAGTAAATCAATTGAATCAGGCAGGAGCTACGGTGAAGAAGTATAAGATCCGTAATGCTTTCCCGTCTGTAATTTCACCGATTGAACTCTCTTATGATCAGCAAACGCAGATCGAAGAGTTTCAGGTGACATTATCATTCGATTACTGGACATCTGGTACTACGACATAAAACACTTTTTAAAAGTGTTATAATTAATCATGCGGGGGAGGAAATCATTCCTCCCCCCTGATTATCTAAGGGAAAAAAATGGCAGAAGGTTTCAAATTATTCGGGTTTGAGATTAAGAGGGATAAGAAGGATAAAGAGGCATCAGAGCCTCTGAAAAATGCTTCAGTAGTTCCTCCTACAGATGATGATGGTGCTGGATATATAACTTCGCCCAACTACGCTTATGGTCACCACTTTGACATTTATGCTGACCTACAAGTAAAAGATCAATTTGATCTCATCAGAAAGTATCGCACAGCTGCGACTCATCCTGAAGTCGACATGGCAATCGAAGAGATTGTCAACGAAGCAATTGTTGTTCCTCAAGAAGATGAAGATATCGTCACGATCAACCTTGACCGTGTACCTGCATCTGCATCTGTAAAGAAGAGAGTAACAGAAGAATTCGAAAAAATCGTGAACATCCTTTCATTCAATGAGAGATGTCACGATATGTTCCGCAACTGGTATGTTGACGGAAGACTATATCATCATCTGGTCGTTGATAAGACTAATCTAAAGAAGGGTATACAAGAAGTTCGAGTAATCGACTCTCTAAAGATCCGCAAAGTTAAGAAAGTAAAGAAGTCTGACGAGCAGAATGAAGTTCCTCTGATCACCAAAGTTGAAGAGTTCTATATCTTCAACGACAAGGGTGACGGATCCGACAAAAAGAAAGTCATGAATAATGTCGGAAACAACACCAAAGCAGTTAAACTATCTAACGACTCCGTAAGTTATGTGACTTCTGGATTGTTAGACGAGAACAGAGGTAAGGTGTGCTCACACCTTCACAAAGCATTACGTCCCATCAATCAACTACGCATGATGGAAGACAGTCTGATTATCTACCGATTGGCAAGAGCACCTGAACGACGTATCTTCTATGTAGATACGGGTAACTTGCCGAAGGGTAAAGCAGAAGCATATATCAATAGTCTTATGACTCGTTACCGTAACAAGTTGGTCTATGACCAATCCACGGGTGAGTTGCGGGACAGTCGTAAGCATATGTCCATGCTAGACGATTTCTGGTTGCCTCGTCGAGAGGGTGGTCGTGGTACAGAAGTGACTACCTTGCCAGGAGGTGCTAACCTAGGAGAGATCGATGACATTCGATACTTCCAAAGAAAGGTGTATCAGGCATTGAATGTACCAGTGTCACGACTAGAGCAGGAGCAAGCATTCTCTCTGGGTCGTGCTACTGAGATTACTCGTGAAGAAATTAAGTTCCAGAAGTTTATTACTAGACTTCGTATGCGGTTCTCCAAACTCTTCACTGGTATTCTCAAGCAACAGTTGATTCTGAAAGGAGTTATCACTGAAGCAGATTGGGTGGAAATGTTCCACAACCGTATCCGTGTTGACTATTATATGGACAACCATTATACGGAACTCAAAGACGCAGAAGTTATGAGAGAAAGACTCGGTCTTGTAGACCAAGCAGTGAACTATGTCGGAGAGTATGTTTCTAAAGAGTGGATCATGAAGAACATCATGCGATTCACTGATGAGGAAGCAAAAGAAATGCAAAAACAAATGGACGGCGAAATCGAAAATGACGAGTATGCCGTTGGTCCTCATGCTGGGGGAGAGCAAGAAGAAGTACCTGCTCCACCTCCACCGCCTCAAGCACAACCAGTAGATGTACCTGATCGTGGAGAGGACGAGGGTGAGAGAAAACAAGACCAATAGTATGATTACAGGAGACAATCATGAGTGAAGTAGCAGAAGCAGAAGTACCAGAGTCAGGCGAAGTATCAGTTGATGATGTGCTGGCAGCAATCCAGCAGAAGAATCTGAACATTGCCAAAAATCATTTCAATACCATCATGGGTATGAAAGTGAATGATGCTCTGGAAAACGAAAAGGTTAGAATCGCAAACGTAACTTTCAACGGTGCCGCTGAAGAAGAGGAACCAGAAGAGGAAGTCGAATCCGAAGAGGAAGAGACTGAGACTGATGTTGAAGGTGAAGTAGAGTCTGCCTTCGAGGAAGAAGAGGAAGATGCAGAAGATAATTGATTACTTCAAGGGGATTATGGCAGACTCCGAAGGAGCACCCTCCAGTAAGAGGTTTGTTTCTCTCGGATTTGCCGTCCTCATCGTAGTCGCATTCATCGGTAACCTAGTATGGAACTGGACTATCGATGATAATCTTTTGGACGCCGCAATGATGATCGTTATTTTCGGATTAGGTATCACAGGAGTGGAGAAGTTCGCTCCTAAGTTGAAGGAAATGACGGGAAAATGATCAAGTTGCGAAATGAGATTGTATAAATATTCCAATGAAATCGTTTTCCGAAATAAGAAATTCAAAACCGTCAGGTGAAGAAGTATATTCAGGCGTTAAGAACAAATTTAAAGTTAAGGTTCTTAAGGACAAGAAAGGATATACAGCATACATCGATGGTGACAAACTCGATACCTTTAGATCCGAGAAGGATGCAAAGAAAAGTATCGATATAATAGTAAAGGGATTAAAATGAAACTAATTGCCGAATACAACGACAATAGTTTGCAGTGCCAGATTACCGAAGGTAAGGAAGGCAAGAAGAACTACACTATCGAAGGTGTGTTCATGCAGGCTGAGCAAAAGAATCGTAACGGTCGTGTCTATCCTAAGAAAATTATGGAGAAGGCGGTCGACGAGTACGTTGAAAAGCAAGTTTCAAAGAGTCGAGCAGTTGGTGAGTTGAACCATCCAGAAGGTCCAACCGTCAATCTCGACAAAGTTTCTCACCTCATCACTGATCTCCGTTGGGAAGGAAATGATGTGGTAGGAAAGGCACGAATTTTGGAAACTCCTATGGGTCAAATCGTTCGCGGTTTGCTCGAAGGTGGTGTCAATCTTGGTGTCTCAACTCGTGGAATGGGTAGTCTTGAGCAGCGTGGTGATGCCATGTATGTAAAGGAAGATTTCACTCTTAGTACGGTTGATATCGTACAAGATCCATCAGCACCAGGAGCTTTCGTAAATGGAATCATGGAAGGTGTTGAGTGGGTCTGGA